CTTCTCTTTGCTTGCAAACAATTGGCATGGCTCAGAAAGAGGGCAAGCTCTGTGCTTGGATTGATGCTGAGATGTCTTATGATGAAGAGTGGGCTAGACGACTTGGTGTAGATACTGAGCAGCTAATTTATTCAGAGGCAAGAAGTATCAACGACATGGTTGATGTTGGTGTGGCACTACTAAACGCAGGTGTGGACCTGATTGTCATTGACAGTATTAGCTCACTTCTTCCAGCGGTATACTTTGAAAAAGACTCTGATGAACTTAAGGCACTAGACCAGACTAAGCAGATTGGTGCAGAGTCTAAAGACCTAAAACATGCATGGCTAATGCTTAACTATGCAAATAACCGTGAGAAGCCTGCATTAATTATTGCAATCTCTCAGGCAAGAAATAACATTGGAGCAATGTATACTCAGTCAGTACCTACGGGTGGTCTAACTACTCAGTACATGTCTTCAACCATTGTCAAGCTGTTCTCGTCACCATCAGATGCTAACGCTATCAAGGCAAAGATTCCTGTTGGAGATAAGCTTATCGAGCAGAAGATTGGTCGCAAGGTTCGTTGGGAAGTTACCAACTCTAAGACATCAGCTCCTGGTGACTCCGCAGAGTATGACTTTTACTACAAGGGCGACATGATTGGTGTAGACACTATTGCTGATCTTGTTGATACTGCAGAGATGCTTGGATTTGTAACTAGGACTGGTGCCTGGTACATTCTTCCAGATGGCTCAAAGGTCCAGGGTCGTGATGCTTTCATTGTGAAGGTAAAAGAAGACCTGGAGCTGCAGAACACCCTGAAGGATAAGTTGGCAGATGTCTAAGTATTCTATTTATAGTGGGCAGTTTCCTTGCCATACTTGTAAAAAGATGGTCACAAGTTTGAGGTCTTATCCAGAAACTAAGGAGCTAACCTGGATGTGTTCAGACAAGCACCTTAGCAGGGTAAGCCTTAATACAAAGAAAAGCAAGAAAGATTATGAGCGAGAAGAGCGAGAGTAAGCGTCTTGGTGCTAAGCAGCACAAGAACTCTGGCAGAGGTACTCACAAGGGCGATGCTAGCTGGGAAAACTTCACGGTAGACTTCAAGGAAGTTGGCAAGAGCTTTACTATTAATCGTGAGGTATGGGCAAAAGCTACTACTGATGCGATTAGAAACAATAATGATCCTGCTATTGTTGTCGTGATTGGCGACAGTGGCATTAAGACTAGGCTGGCAGTAATAGAGCTAAGTCTACTTGAACAATTACTAGGCGATGGTGTATAATATAATGGTGGAACAAACAAAAGACAAATCAACCTTAGAGATGATTAACGGTCTAGCAGAAATTGCAGACTTCATGGACGATGAAGAGCTAACTGCTGCACTGACAACCATTGCTAAGCTAATTATTAAACCAGACATTCCTTTGCAGGTAGCAACAGTAGAAATCGTTAGACTACAGGCAATTGCAGCTAAGATGGCTTTTAAGGCTACTTGGCTAGTTAATGTCGATAAGGGAAACAGAGAGAAGAAGAATATTTACTTTACTGCACATGAAGCTATCACCGATTTGGTATCTGCACTAAAGTACATTGTTCGATAAAACACTATGGCTAAAAACTTACTACAACAGATTATGCTTAAAGGTGAGGGGTCCTACAAGGCACCAACATTTATTGACACCAAAGAGCTAATCGAAAAGATTAACTATGGATATATCGCTAAGCGAGAAACCAAGTTTGCACAGAAGAAAACATTTGCTCCAAGTACAATCGCATATTCTCATGGAGAGTGTCCACGATACTGGTACCTAGCATTTAATGGTGCCATGTTTGAGGATAACGCTGATGCTTATGGTGGTGCTAACATGACAGCTGGTACCAAGTCACACGAACGTATTCAGCAGGCTATGGCAGATGCAGGCATCCTAAAGGATGCAGAGTTCAAGGTGGTATCTAACGACCCTCCAATTTTTGGATATGGCGATGTTATCTTGGACTGGGCTGGAGAAGATCTACTAGGTGAAATTAAAACAATGCCTAGCGAAGGTTTTGAGTACCGCAAGGCAAGTGGGAAGCCAAAGCTTGGTCACTTGGTGCAGCTACTCATTTACATGAAGATTCTAAACAAGACAAAAGCAGTCTTGATTTATGAAAACAAGAACAATCACGACCTACTGATTATCCCAGTAGAGATCAATGATTACAAAGTCAGGTGGGTAAACCAGACATTCGATTGGATGCGTTCGGTACGAAAGGCTTGGGAAGAGAAGAAGCTTCCTGAGAAGAACTACCGCTCTAATTCAAAGATTTGCAAGACGTGTCCTCTAAGTAAGACATGTGCTGAAGCTGGCAAGGGAGATATTAAAATTAATTCTCTGGAGCCATTAGATGAAGCACAAGCACTGTGAGTGGTGTGACACTCAATTTATAGCTAAAGTATCTTATCAGATATATTGTTCTGTAGGATGTAGAGAGCTTGCTACTAAAGAGAAGATTGCAGAGAGATATGCGATTGCACGTAGATCTCGTCTATCTAAAAAGAATAGAACCTGCAAGGCTTGCGGTAGCAAGCTCTCTGTCTATAATGACGAAGAGCTATGTCAGTCATGCGTTATTAATCCTAAAGATGTCAAGAAGGCACTGAAAGAAATCAAGGATATTCTTAATGAAAAAGATAGTTAATCTTTATACTGGTCCAAAGTCAATCATGGCAATTGATGCCAGCACAAATAGCCTTGCATTTGCAATATTTGTTGACGAAAAGCTACACAGATTTGGAAAGATTAACTTTGTTGGGGCAACTACATATGATAAGGTCATTGATGCCTGCAAGAAGACTGCTGCATTCATGAAGCACTATCAGGTAGATGCTATTGTTATTGAGCATACAGTATTTATGAACAGCCCTAAGACTGCTGCAGACCTTGCGTTGGTTCAAGGATCGTTGTTGGGTGCTGCAGGGGTATCTGGAGTAAACCATGTTAGGTCAGTAGCACCAATTACATGGCAAAACTTTATAGGCAATAAAAAGTTTTCTAAAGAGGAAAAGCTAAAGGTTAGACAGGACTATCCTGGAAAATCGGAATCCTGGTACAAGAATTATGAAAGACAAGAAAGAAAGAATAAAACTATTAATTATATTGATATTCAATATGATAGGTTGGTTAGTGACAACGATGTCGCTGATGCAATTGGCATCGGCCATTATGCAATAAACAACTGGGATAGGTTGACAAGGTAGGCTATGTCTGGTAAACTATATACAAGCGAACTATGGCTACGTAAGCGGTACCACATGGATAAGCGTACTCCTGAGCAGATTGCAAAGGAGTGTGGCGTAAGTGTTGAAACCATTTATGTTTACTTAGCAAAGTTTGGATTAAGAAAGTCAAAAAGATGAGAATACTAAAACACTTTGCTTGGGTTGCCAAGGGACTAGTGCTTATGCTATTCTGTGATCACTCAAACACTCGAACAGCCTCTTGCCCTGTTACAATGTATACCTATACTACCTGTAACCGCTGCGGAAAGAGACTAGCTATCGTAAGAACGGAAGACAATGGCCAGGCGTAAAAAGATTGAAGCTCAGACCACCCCATCTAACTTTGTAACCACTCCATACATGGAAGTAAATGGCTTTCCAATTGAGAAGGGTGACATTATTAAGATTCAGGGCGAGTACGGATCAAAGTTTAAGTTTGTTGGTGTAACAGAAAACACTCTAACTGGTGCAACTTGGGTAGACTGCTTTCAGATTATTGGCACGGTGCCATCAGTGTTTAGATCCTTTAAGCAGGATCGAGTAAAGCGTATTCCAAAGAGGGGAAAGAGGGCCAAGCGTGTCATTTGAAGACTTGACCATTGAGCACCTTGACGAAGTAAACAAGGTTGTAGAAAAATATCTGGCAGGCAACGAGCCTACCCAAATCTCTAAAGAGTTGGCAATGCCACGACAAAAGGTTGTTGCATACATCAATGAGTGGAGAGCCATGGCAGCAGATAACGCTGCAATTCGTGCCCGTGCTAAAGAAGCACTAGTTGGTGCTGACACCCACTATACAAAGCTTATCCAGAAAGCTTATGAGGTTATAGACGATGCTACAACTACTGCAAACCTCAATGCTAAAACAGCAGGCATCAAGCTAGTCATGGATCTTGAGTCCAAGCGTATCGATATGCTACAAAAGGCTGGTCTGCTTGAAAACAAGGAGCTTGCAGAAGAGATGATTGAGATTGAGCGTAAGCAAGAGCTATTGGTATCAATCTTGAAAGACATCGCATCTGAGCATCCAGAGATTCGTGACAAGATTATGCGTAGGCTTTCAGACGTTGCGAAAGAACGAGAAGTTATTACGGTGATTCATAACGATGTTTGATGATTTTATAGAAGCACTCAAGGCAGATAACTTTGACGAGCGTCCTGTAGATGTACGTACGTTTGTTGAGGGTCAAGACTACTTGGCACAGCCACCTCTATCTCAGGTGCAGTATGACATTGTAGAGGCTATGAGTCAAATCTATAAGCTAGAAGATCTCATTGACCTAATGGGGGATACTGAAGGACGCAGGTATTATGCAAAGTATACGAAAAATGAAGTTATTCTGCAGCTTGGCAAGGGTTCAGGTAAAGATTTTACGTCTACGGTGGCTTGTGCGTACATTGTATATAAGCTTCTATGCCTTAAAGATCCAGCACGATATTTTGGTAAGCCTAGCGGTGATGCCATTGATATCATCAACGTTGCGATTAACGCACAGCAGGCGAAAAACGTATTCTTTAAAGGCTTTAAGACAAAGATTGAGAAGTCCCCTTGGTTCGCTGGAAAGTTTTACGCCAAGGCTGAGTCCATTGAGTTTGACAAATCTATCACAGTATATTCTGGACACTCGGAAAGAGAGTCACACGAGGGGCTTAACCTTATCTTGGCGGTACTTGATGAGATCTCTGGATTTGCTACTGAAATTGGAACAGGAAATGACCAGGGTAAGACGGCTGACAATATTTATAAAGCCTTTCGTGCATCAGTTGATTCACGTTTTCCAGACCTTGGCAAAGTAGCACTGCTATCATTCCCACGCTTTCCAGGAGACTTTATCTCTACTCGATATGAGGCAGTAATTGCAGAGAAAGAGATTGTAACCAAGACTCACAGGTTTGTTATGAATCCAGATCTTCCTGCAGACCAAGAGGGTAATTATCTAGATATTGAATGGGACGAAGACACTATTGTTTCCTATAAGTATCCAGGCATGTTTGCACTTAAGCGTCCAACCTGGGTAGTAAACCCTACTCGTAAGATTGACGACTTCAAGCTTGCCTTCTTTACTGACATGGGAGATGCTATGCAGCGTTTTGCATGCGTTCCAACCTTTGCATCAGACAGATTTTTCAAGCAAACCGAGAAGGTCAAGGCAGCTATGACCTTGAGGAACCCACTCGATAATAGTCGTAGGTTTGATGCTGGCTTTGTTCCAGATCCAAATAAAACATATTTTATCCACGCTGACCTTGCACAGAAGCATGACAAGTGTGCTGTAGCGATTGCTCACGTAGACAAGTGGGTCAATATTCAGATTATTAAAGACTATCAGCAGATTGCTCCAGTAGTTGTGGTCGATGCCGTCGCCTGGTGGGAGCCAAGGGTAGAGGGTCCAGTAGACCTTTCAGAGGTTAAGCAGTGGATCCAAAACCTGCGTAGACTTGGATTTAACATAGGCATGGTTTCCTTTGACCGCTGGCAGTCGTTTGATATTCAGAATGAGCTAAAAGCTGTGGGTATGAGAACTGAAACCGTATCTGTAGCAAAGAAACACTATGAGGATATGGCGATGTTGATCTATGAAGAGAGACTTGCTATGCCCATGATTGACTTATTGTTTGAAGAACTTTCAGAGTTGAAGATTATGAACAATAACAAGGTTGACCACCCTAGAAAGAAGTCCAAGGACCTTGCAGACGCTGTCTGTGGAGCTATCTTTGGAGCTATCTCTCACAGCCTCCGAGACCAAAATCTTGAGGTAGAGATTCATACATTTAGGGACAGGCCAAAAGAGGTAGTTGACAACAACACCAATAACGTGATAAAGTATAAGTCTATTCCAGAAGATGTAAAAGAATACCTGGATAGATTTAATCTAATCTAATCAATTAAGGAGAACAATGACTTCTATTAAGAAGCCTTTTATTGCCATTGCTGCTGCCGTAGCTCTTGCTGCTACTACTTTTGTAGCACCAGCTAGTGCTGCTACAGCCACCTTGGCAGTAAACAACACCGCTGTTTCGACAGCACCAACTACAGCAGCAAATGCTGTAGCCCTTCCTGTGCCTGCAGATAACTCTGTAGATGCCACTGATGCCCTCAAGATTTCTCTTGCTGGCGTTACCACTGGTAGCAGCGTAGTAGCAACAGCTACTGATGCATTGCTACTCACAAGCCTGACTGGTGCAACTGCTGCTTCTGGTTCAGCTTCTGTAACCATTGCAACTGGTACTGGTACTACCGCAGACATCTTTGTATTCACCAAGACTACTAAGACTGGCTCGGTTGCTGTTACCGCAGATGGCGTAACTACTACTTACTATGTCAAGGGTACTGCTGGTGCTCTTAACACAATTAAGGTGGACGCACCAACTGCTGGTCTTGGCACCACTGCTAAGGTAACAGTTACTGGTACCGACGTATTTGGTAATGCTGTTTCTGGTTCTGCTGTAGCACTACAAGTTGTTTCGACAACTTCGACTGTTACTCACGCAATCACTACCGCTGCTGATGGTACTGCTGTCAAGGAGCTAGCTGGATTGGCTGTTGGATCGTATGACCTTATTGCAACTGCTACTGTAGCAACTGCTGTAACTGGTCTAACTGCTCCTACTGGCTTTGTTCGTGGCACATTGAAGGTTGTAGATCTGTCTGCTCTAGTAGCAGAGAAAGATGCAGAGCTTTCAATTGCCAAGGCTCAGGTAGCTGACCTAACTGCAAAGCTAGCACTTGCTGAGGCTAAGCTGGCTGGTAACGTTAAGAAGTACAACGCACTTGCTGCTAAGTGGAACAAGAAGTTCCCTAAGAACAAGGTTGCTCTTCTAAAGTAATCGTGATAAAATTGTATAGGGAGAGGGTTTCGGCTCTCTCCCTTTACTTATCACCAATATAAAAAGGAGTATAATAGATGTCCATACACATTGTGTATTTTTCGAATTACTCTGGAAACACTAAGAGATTTGTAGAGAGGCTTAATGGACATAGTAATACTCGTATTCCTATTGATTGGAATAGCTCTAGCCCTACCATTGTTTCTAACGAGTATGTTCTTGTTGTACCTACTTATGGTGGGGGTAGCGAAAAGCCTGCGATCCCCAGACAGGTTCGACATTTTTTAAACATTGAACAAAACAGGGACCTATTGCGTGGTGTGATAGGAACTGGAAACACTAATTTTGGAGAGCATTTCTGCAAAGCAGCAGACATGATCTCAAACAAAACAGGAGTACCCATTATTGCCAGGGTAGAAATATTTGGCACTGATGAGGACATTATAAAAATCGAGGAGAGGTTGAAACTACTGTATGGATAACTACAGCTACCATGAGCTAAATGCTATGCTCAATCTATATGATGAAAATGGCAAGATTCAATTTGATAAAGACAAGGCAGCTGCAAGAGCTTACTTCCTAGACCACGTGAACCAGAACACCGTGTTCTTCCACAGCCTAGAAGAAAAGCTAGACTATCTTGTTGAGCATGAATATTACGAGAAGGAAATCCTGGACCAGTACTCTCCTGAGTTTGTTAAGGAGCTATTCAAGCAGGCATATGGACACAAGTTCCGCTTTCCAACATTTGTTGGTGCCTACAAGTTCTATACTCAGTATGCCCTAAAGACATTTGATGGTGAGCGATACCTAGAGCGTTTTGAAGATAGAGTGTGTATGAATGCACTTATGCTTGCTCGTGGCGACGAGGACTTCGCTAAGAGCCTGGTAGAAGAAATCATTTCTGGTCGCTTCCAGCCAGCGACTCCAACTTTCCTTAATGCTGGTAAGAAGCAGCGTGGAGAGTATGTCTCCTGCTTTTTGATTCGTGTTGAAGACAACATGGAATCAATTGCTCGTGCTGTTACTTCATCGCTTCAGCTATCAAAGCGTGGTGGCGGTGTGGGTCTAAATCTTACTAACGTGCGTGAGCTTGGTGCCCCAATCAAGAAGATTGAGAACCAGTCATCGGGCATCATCCCAGTTATGAAAATGCTTGAAGACGCATTCTCATACGCAAACCAGCTAGGTGCTCGTCAGGGTGCAGGTGCCGTTTACCTAAACGCTCACCACCCAGACATCATGCGATTCCTAGACACCAAGCGTGAGAACGCTGACGAGAAGATTCGCATCAAGACCCTGAGCCTTGGTGTGGTTATTCCAGACATTACTGTTGAGCTTGCTAAGAATAACGAAGACATGTACCTCTTCTCGCCTTACGACGTAGAGCGTCTATATGGCAAGCCAATGTCTGACATTTCTATTACAGAGATGTACCAGACTCTGGTAGATGATGGCAGGGTACGCAAGTCCAAGATCAAGGCTCGTGAGCTATTCGAGCGTATTGCTGAGCTGCAGTTTGAGTCAGGGTATCCATACGTTATGTATGAAGATACTGTAAATAACACAAACCCAATTGATGGACGCATTAACATGTCTAATCTATGTTCTGAAATCCTTCAGGTAAATACTCCTACTACATATAATAACGATATGTCATACAAGGAGATTGGTAAAGACATCTCGTGCAACCTTGGCTCGCTAAACATTGCCAAGGCTATGGAGTCTCCAGACTTTGGCAAGACCATCGAGACTTCAATTCGTGCCCTGACATCTGTATCAGAACAGTCCTACATTGATTCTGTAATGTCTATTGCTGAGGGCAACAAGAAGTCACGTGCCATCGGCCTAGGCCAGATGAACCTGCATGGTTTCTTTGGTAAGGAAGAGATGCACTATGGTGATGAAGAGTCGATTGACTTTACCAATATCTATTTCTACACTGTTCTATACCACGCCCTAGTTGCTTCCAATAAGCTAGCCGTTGAGACAGGTAGCCCATTTGAAGGCTTTGAGAATTCTAAGTACGCAAGCGGAGAGTTCTTCGTCAAGTACATTGCCAACGAATGGAAGCCAAAGACAGAAAAGGTTGCTAAGCTTTTTGCTGATGCAGGAATTAAGGTTCCAAACCAGGAAGACTGGAAGTATCTCGCAAACAACGTTATGACTTTTGGTATATACAACCAGAACCTGCAGGCTGTGCCACCAACTGGGTCTATCTCATATATCAATAACTCAACATCATCTATTCATCCTATCGCTTCTCAGATTGAGATTCGCAAGGAAGGAAAGATGGGTCGTGTTTACTATCCAGCACCATATCTAACTAACGATAACCGTGAGTATTTCCAGGACGCATATGAGGTAGGTCCTGAAAAGATCATCGATGTCTACGCTGCTGCACAGCAACACATCGACCAGGGTATGTCTCTGACACTATTCTTCAAGGACACCGCAACCACTCGTGACGTAAACCGTGCACAGATTTACGCATGGAAGAAGGGTATTAAAACTATTTACTATATTCGTATTAGACAGAATGCACTAGAAGGAACAGAGATGGAGGGATGCGTATCATGTCAGCTATAACACGCCCAATCAACTGGAATAAAGTTGAAGACCCAATTGACCTTGAGGTCTGGAATCGTCTAACTGCCAACTTCTGGCTACCCGAAAAGGTTCCAATCTCAAATGACATTCAGTCTTGGTCTACATTGCGTGACCATGAGAAGCTGCTGACTGTGAGGGTATTCACTGGTTTGACCATGCTGGACACCATCCAGGGTACAGTGGGAGCAATGAGCCTGATGCCAGATGCACGTACACAACATGAAGAAGCAGTTATTACTAACATTGCCTTCATGGAATCAGTACATGCTAAGTCGTACTCAAGCGTATTCTCTACCCTTATTTCTACACAAGAGATTGAGGATGCATTCCGTTGGTCCGAGGACAACCCATACCTTCAGAAGAAGGCACAAATTGTTCTTGACAAGTATCATGGAGACGACCCACTAAAGCGTAAGGTAGCATCTACTTTGCTAGAGTCATTCCTATTCTATAGTGGCTTCTACCTACCGATGTACTGGTCATCACGAGCAAAGCTAACCAACACCGCAGACCTTATTCGCCTAATCATTCGTGATGAGGCTGTACATGGTTACTACATCGGCTATAAGTTCCAGCAGGCTTATAATGAGTCAACTCCAGAACGTCAGGAAGAGCTAAAGAACTATACGTATGAGTTGCTGATGGAGCTCTACGACAACGAAATCAAGTACACCGCAGACCTTTATGATGAGGTTGGCTTGACTGCTGATGTCAAGAAGTTCTTGCACTACAACGCCAACAAGGCTCTAATGAACCTTGGTTTTGATGCACTCTTCCCAAAGGATGTCTGTGACGTAAACCCTGCAATCTTGAGTGCTCTGTCACCAAACTCAGACGAGAACCATGACTTCTTCTCAGGTTCTGGATCTTCGTATGTGATTGGAAAGCATGAGTCAACGACGGATGATGACTGGGACTTCTAGTTAGCAATAGACTAGGGGCATGGCTTAGGCTGTGCCCCTTTTCTTATTTATATAATCACTTATAATAGTACTAGGATACATTCTAGCTACCCCAAACTAGGAGTGATTGCTATTCGTAGGAAAATAGTAAGACTTTCGATGGCCTGCCTTTTGGCTTTTGTGCCATTACTTTGGGCTACCCAAGCCACCGCATCTAAGGCAGTACTACTAGAGGAAGCCAATGCAAGACTCAGTACAGCTAAGTCAAACTATTCAATTTCTCTAGACAAGTATAATCAGGCAAAGGCAGCTAATGATGCAGCTGTCTCAGCCCTAACCCAAGCTCAGGATAGACTTACTTCTGCCAATAAGGCATACAACGAATCATCTATACCAGATCCATCTTGGATAAGACCACTAGTTGAAGAAAAATATTTTGAGTCAGTATCTTATAGCATTCAAGTGCCTTATACAGTTCAGGAGACTACGACAAGCCAGGTAGCAAGAACTGTCCAGGTACCGCACACAACGACAGTGTCTGAAACCATACAGGTGCCAAGAGAGGTCACGACACTTACTGAGCCTGGTCTTTCTGCTAGTGTATACAACATGCAGGGGTATAATGGTTCGCCACCTTTGCCAACTGATGATAGGTTAATGTTTACAACAAGTGTAGCTAACATTAATTTTAACTGGGGTGGCAACAGGGTAATGGATTCTGGACCTTATGAAGACGTTATCGTTAAGTTTACAGGTAACATCTATATCCCCGAAAGTGGAACCTATGGCTTCTATGCCCCAGGTGACGATGGCGTACAGGTGATTATTGATAATACTCAGATAATTAATGACTGGTATGACAAGGGTGGCGGTGGGTCTACTGTAACGGTTGAGTTGTCAGCTGGATTGCACTCTATTACTGTATGGTATTACGAAAATGGTGGAGGTGCTAACGTATGGCTTTACTGGGCAAAGCCAAACATGGCGTGGGAAATTGTTCCAGCATCAGCATTCGGTCAACAGACACAGACTGAGATTGTTTATGACACAGTTCAGATTGAAAGAGAGGTTGTGACATATACAGAAGAAACGGTTTACGATGATGTCGAGGTGCTGGTAGACGTTGTTTACTACAGAGAAGAAACTCGTTATAGAGATGAAGAACGAATTCGATTAGTGCCAGACGAGTCTGCAGAACACCCAAGAATCAAAGATCCGTCATTGCTTCCAGCAATATCTTCTGCTGAAGCATCTTTATCTGAATCATTATCTCATCAATCATCGACTCAGCAGTCACTAGATACTGCTAGCTCTGAGCTATCTTCTGCATCTTCCGAGCTATCTGCAGCTGAAGCCTACCTTAGCGAGGTGCTATCGCTACCTGAGCCACAGCCCACACCAGAGCCAACATTGATACCTGAGCCAGAAGCAACACTGGAACCCAAGCCAGAAACTTCAGAAACACCAAAACCTTTGCCTTCAATAGAACCTCCTGTATCTAGTTTACCAGAGGAGCCAGAAGAGATTGTTTCAGAATTGTTAAATGTAGAGCCAGAAAAACTTACAGATGCACAGGTAGAGCAGCTTGTTGAAGCAGCACTCGAAACATTTGAAACTGCAGAGCCAGGCTCTCAAGAATATCAACAGGCTCTGGAAGCTTTAGCTGTTGCAGCTGAGGCAGACGACCTAGAGCTTCCAGAAGAATTAGCAGCTATACCACTCATTGGTGATGTAGCTGGAGCTGCATTAGAGGTATTTAATGTGGTAGGAAATATTGGTGCAGATATGGCACCTCAGACTCGTGAACAGGCTGAGAAGACAATCATTGCATCAGTAATCGCTGCTCAGGCAGCAATTGGAGCAGTGCAGGCAGCTACATCAGCTGCATCTGCTGCAGCATCAACCGCATCAAGCGGTGGAACTAGGAGGAACTAATGAAGAAATTCTTCAAAGACATGCTAGACCAGGCATGGACCCTTCTGGGTATGTTCGTAGCCTGGGTAGTGCTAGAGGGTAGTGCAAAGACAATTGTAGGATATTGTATTCTCGGCACCCTTGGCCTATGGGCTATAACATATCCCTTAAGAAAAGATGAAAGTGAGGAATAAAAAAAATGGAAGAAGAACTAGGCGTAACTGGAGGGTGGCACACTCTCAAAAACGTTTTGTGGAGAATTCTAGCTGTGTTTGCAGCTTCAGGACTAAGTGTCCTGGGTGCAGGTGCAGTAGTAGGAATTGACCTATTGTCAGCTGTCTTTATGGCTGGTATCCTAGGTGTGGCAACGGTAATCGAAAGGCTAGCTCGTGCTTTCCTTGACGATGGCAAGCTAACCATGGACGAAATCAATGAGGCTTTTTCGAAAGTAGACAAAAACTCTAAGTAGTTGAAAACCCCCTTTGTGTAATGTATAATATATGCAAAGGGGTTTTTCTATGTCTAAGAAAACAAGCATTCAGCTTTCTGTAAAAAACAATAGGTCATGCGATGGCTGCACTAAGTGCTGTGAGGGTTGGCTAGCTGCTGACATTCATGGAGAACGAATGTACCCAGGTAAGCCATGCCATCTTGTAGAGGTGGGCAAAGGTTGTACTGCATACGAAACTAGGCCAGACAACCCATGCAAACAGTTTATGTGCATGTGGAGATCGTCTAGCGACATCCCCGAAAAGTTTAGCCCACTGGCTACAGGCATTATTGTCACTGAGCAAGTTGTAGAAAATATCCCCTATCTTGCTGCAGCTTTTGCTGGCGAAGACATAAATACAGAAATGCTTTCTTGGTTTGTTTCTTATGGGGTTGGAAAGCAGCTGAACATAGAGTGGACTGTTGCAGGTGCTCCATATCTGCTGGGGCATCCAGAATTTATACAGGCAATGCATAGACGATATGCAAAAAATGCTTGACAGATAGCCATACTATCTGTATACTTTTTATATGAACGAAAACACGATTACAGATATCCACGATTGGATACGCTACGGTGTAGATAAGGGATGGGTCTCAGAGCCTTTCTGCTACACACATGACGGTGATCCGTACATGACTGAAGAAGAAGAAAAAGAGTGGGAAGAGGGCGGAGACCCCTGCTCCCCAGTAATTAAAATCTTAGACCACTAAAGAAAGATTAATATGAAAAAGCTATTTGTTGCATTATCTGTCGGAGCACTACTAGTTTCTAGCGTACCAGCTCAGGCTGAGCAGCCAGGTGCAATTGCTATTGTAGATGCCAATTTCATTCCGTCATTGGTTTCTGGAGACACCCTGTCTGTATGTGTAGCCAGCACTGCATCTTGTGCAGTAGACACTAAGCCAAAGACATCTGCACAGTTTCAGGCATATAACCACGGAACCATCATGGCAGACGTTGTGCGATCAAATAATCCACAGGCAAAGATTATTATGATTCGTGCAGCAGAAAGCACTGTCGGAACTGTCAATGGTATTGGATTCGAGAATGCTTTAGACTGGATTCAGGCCAACAAGGCAGCGTACAATATTAAAAGCGTATCCTTCTCGTATAATGCTGGAGATGGCAAGAAGTGTCTTCCATCTTCGCCAGGAGTGAACGTTAACTCAATGCATTCTGAAATTGTTAATGATGTAAAGTCTTTGTTGTCTGTTGGAACCACTGTGTTTGCAGCTTCTGGAAACAATGGTGCAAGTAAAAACTACTTGGATTATCCAGCATGTATTCCAGAGGTAGTCTCTGTCGGTGCAAGCCTATATCCAACTACACGTGCATTGTCTGATGTTTCTGTGTCTGGAATGACTTATGGCAGTAATGTCCTAAGCTCATCACTAAAGACGCTTCAGGACTCTAACATTCTTGGAATTGGTTTGCCCAACAAGCTACGTGTTGGTTTGACAACATCAGTAGCAACTGCTATAATTGCTTCTAAGAATTAAATAAATTGACCGCATAACTGACAAGACCACTGCAGAAAGGCTTGTTGTAGGATGTGTGAGGTAATTACTCTGGCGAGGTAGGCGTTGTCGTCCCTACCAACTTTCCCCTTTAGCTCAACGGCAGAGCAGAGAGCTGTTAACTCTAAGGTTCCTGGTTCGAATCCAGGGAGGGGAGCGAAAGGTTTAAATGCAAAAAGACGTTATTATTTATAGGCTTGATGATGCAGGCACAGCATTTCAAATCGAGCCAATGAACATGCAAAGATCTTGGATGCATAAAACAACCGATAAGTTTGCATACAAGTGTCTACCACTTGGCATAGCTAATCAGTATGGTTGGCAGGTACTAAGCCCAGTAGACTTCTCTGTATCCTGGTATGGCGGTGAGCGTCAAGAAGATATTATAGTAGAGTCTGATGATCCTGACTTTGATAAGTATCGTCATTCATTTAATTCTCATTTTGCTAATAGGGTGTTCACTATCAACCATGACTTTATTGTGACCACTCCAGAAAACTATTCGCTTTACATTCGTGGTGTTCCAAATAAAGAGTATGGAATTCTGAGACCGCTAGATGCGATTGTAGAAACAGATTGGCTACCATTTACATTTACCTATAACTTTAGGTTTATGGAAATTGGCACGGTACATTTTAAAAAAGGAGAACCTCTCTTCTGCTTCTTTCCAGTAGAAAGAAACACAGTAGAAAACTTCAAAATAAAAGAAAAAAATATAAAAGAAAACCCAGAATTGCTTGACAAGTTCGAGGATCACTCTTATAATAGAAGTGTTGCAAATAGAGATGGAAAGTTTCAGAGGTTTTATATCAACGGAACAGATTCATATGGCAACAAATATAGCATCAAAAATCATATAAAGCGTTTGATGTTTGGTATAATAAATAAATAACTTAATAATGGATAGGTAGTTTAATAGGCAAAACGGCGTTGATCAGCCAGACTGGGAGTTCGACTCTCCCTCTATCCACAAACACAGAGACGACGGTTTCTGTGGAGTATGGCCGAATAATTCCCAGAGTCAAATGGGGGGAATAAGGCAACTTGGGGACTAGCGTCCAAGCTTAGCAAGCTAAACTGAGGGTGTGCTCAAAGCGGATCTTGACGAGCCGTATTGACTAGGCACTGGTGGTAAAAGGCAATCCACCTACTCACACTATAGTTAAAAAGTATGCGTCTTTCGGTTATTGCAACTGGGGTATTCGTAACTTTTTAATTGGAGGCATGAACGATTATTGTCATTGACAACTGGTTGTAACTCTCCAGGGATATCCTAGCATGACCCATAAGAACCATTCACTGGATATCCTACATGGCTTCGTAGCTCAGTTGGTTAGAGCACCACCCTGTCACGGTGGGGGTCGTGGGTTCAAGTCCCATCGGAGTCGCAATAGGGGTCGCACCCCTAGGAGGCTGATATACCTTCGTAAACGTATATTCGGTTTGACTAAGCATACCGAGATTCTAATAGACTGGAATTCTAAAAGTTTTAGCGTTGGCTCTATGAACCTTTGTAGAGACGTTTTACTGGTAGCGAAATTACTAGTCGGTGAGCAGAGGTCGCTAACTCTGGCTCACACTTGCCTCCTTAGCTCAGTTGGCCAGAGCAATCGCCTTGTAAGCGATAGGTCGTCAGTTCGAACCTGACAGGGGGCTCGATGGTCCGTTAGGGTAGCGGTTATCCCACCTGATTTTCACTCAGGAGGTCACGGGTTCGAATCCCGTACGGACTGCGATAGCATAAAAGGTATGCTACAATATACAAATGGAGTTAACTATGAAGTCTATTGCCAAATCGTATCAACGATCTAGTTTGGCGTACTCATGGCAGTCAGCCAGTCTCCAGCAGAGCATCTAATCTAGCTCTATCTAAAAATAGATTAATCTAAATAAAACAATCAAGCAATAAACCAAGGTGGTTAACTCCATAACTTATCACCTAAGTGTTACGGTAGCACAGCTGTCTCCAAAACAGCAGGCATAGGTTCAACTCCTATAGGTGGTGCCAAACCAATATAGCTCAACGGAAGAGCACTTGCCTACGAAGCAAGGGGTTATAGGTTCGAATCCTTTTATTGGTACTCTACCCTCGTAGTCCCCAAGGTGGGGAAGCGGTCTGTAAAACCGTCGCCTACGGCATGGTTGGTTCGATTCCAACACGGGGGACTAAGGGTCTTTAGCTCAATTGGTAGAGCGTCTGGTTTGCATCCAGAAGGCTAGGAGTTCGATTCTCCTAAGATCCACGGAAGGTTGCCAGAGTGGACTAATGGACCAGTCTTGAAAACTGTCAGGTGTAACAGCCTCATGGGTTCGAATCCCATACCTTCCTCCAGGAAGCATGGCTGAGAGGCTTAAGGCACCACACTGCTAACGTGGCGTATCGCAAGGTACCGTGAGTTCGAATCTCACTGCTTCCTCCAGTCTCCCTTCGTCTAATTGGCAAGACTCCAGGTTTTGGTCCTGGCTATCAAGGTTCGAGTCCTTGGGGGAGAGCAACATGGTATAATTATTTAGAAGGGAGACTTTATGTCTAAATATCAATATCCTATCGATGGTGCCATGGGGAAAACTTGGAAGATCACCAGCAAGATGGGCTGGAGAATTCATCCAGTTAAAAAAGAAAAGAAGCACCACAATGGAACAGACATTTGTGGTCTTGGAAAAGGTCCTTGGTACATCGAAGCGTTTGCAGATGGCAAGATCCTAAAGGCTCAAGCATCTACTGCACCTGGCGGTGGCTTTGGTCACTACGTAGTTGTTCAGCACAAGATTGATGGTGAGTGGTATACATCTCTATACGCACACATGGTTCCTGGATCAATTCAGGTAAAGGTTGGACAGAAGGTTACAGCTGGAACAGTACTTGGTAAGATGGGAACATCTGGCATGTCAACTGGCGTACACCTACACTGGGAGATTTGGAAGGGCAAGCAGCACGGATGGACTGCCGATGGCAAGGGTTTTGTTGAGCCAGTAGGCTTTGTGAAGGCTCTTATGGCTGCTGAGAAGGCAAAGGCATTTGCTAATGAGGCAACTCCAGAAGATGCACCAGTTGTTGCAGCACCAGTCTATAAAGAAGAAAAGCCAGTAGCAAAGCCAGTAGTCGCAACTCCAGTTGCCAAGCCAGCAGCTAAGCCTGCTGCCAAGCCTGTAGCTAAGCCTGCAGCTAAGACATATAAGGTCAAGTCTGGGGATACTCTAAGCGGTATTGCTTCTAAGAATAAGACTACTGTAGCTGCTCTAGTAAAGCTAAATAAGATTAAAGACCCAAGCAAAATCAGCGTTGGTCAGACTATCAAACTAAACTAACAAGATAAGAAAGCAAGGTAATTCATTTTGGGACTAAGTAGAAATCACTACTTCAATAGAGGTAAGGCCGAAAGAGTAATCACAATAGATGTTGCAGAGTACGAAGGCCTTGTACAGATGCCAGAGCATAGCGGTATCAAGACAATCAAGAACATCAACCCACCAACCAGCGATGATCTTTTTTACATTGATCCAAGAAACACTCTGAATGGATACATAGAAGCAAAGAACGCTAACAGTCTTAATCTTATTAATGGTAAGAAAAAACTGGTTCGTTCAATCTGTAACAGCTTCTATCATTCAGTGCTAGACGATATCTCTGAAATCCTTTATGCTCTTCACCTCTTCCCAGACCACCAGCTAATTATTGACGTTAGCGACGTTGCATATATGCTAGGCCAAACCACCTCTGAGCGAGGGTATTTTAGCTACTTCCTAGAAGCCCTAGACCAGAATAAGATCGACTATAAGCTTGTCAAGTTTAAAGATTATGACATTGTGTATATGGATCATTTTAAGTTGGTGTACTTTGCTTACGAGTCTGGTCAAAAGACTAATGTCGTGTTTGATTTCTTTAAGACTACGATTGACCAAAACCTTCTTGACGTTAAGCCAACTAGAAAAATATTTGTAAGCAGAAAGCTGCAGGCAGTTCGTGAAGACGTTATTGCTCCTGGATTGTCATATCTAAATGACCACAGGATGGATGACTCTGAGGGGCTAGAGGAAGTCTTTGCAGACCTTGGCTTTGAGGTTGTCTATGCAGAAGACCTTCCGTCCTTTAAAGATCAGCTAGAGCTGTTCTATCAGGCAAGGGTCATTGCTGGAGTGACTGGCTCTGGTCTAACTAATGCAGCCTTTATGCAACCTGGAGGAACCATGATTGAATTGGTTACGCCATTGGTTGTAGCAATTGCTCCACCACATCAGGAGAAGGATGTTACGAAGCCTTGGTTCACGCAAGAAGTTCACAACTTCTACAAGAACATTGCCTTCTATCAGAACCACTCTTATATGGGTATCCAGAATGCAGACAGAAAGCTGCAAGAGTTTAAAGACTTGCTAGAAAAAGATAATGCCTTGAGAGAGTATCTAAAGAATGTCTAAAGCAGTAATATTTGATTTGGATGGAGTCCTTATTGATAGTAAAGAGATACATTTTAACTCTTTGAATCTGGCACTAAGAGACATAGATCCAAAATACATTATTACAAAGCATGAGCAAGAGACCACCTATGAAGGTCTAACTACTCGAACCAAGCTTGGCATTCTTTCTAATACCAAGGGTCTTCCAGTAAGCCTACATGACACCGTATGGCACTCTAAGCAGGAGTACTCATCTGCTATGTTTGAGAGTACCTCGCCAGATAGTGACCTATTCTATACAATCAAAAGACTTAAGGATAGCGGTATTCGTGTAGGCGTGGCAAGCAATAGCATTAGAAAGACTCTAGATGCTTGCCTATTTTCTTTGGGTATTTCATCACTAGTTGACGTATCTCTGAGCAACGAGGATGTGGATGCTCCAAAGCCTAGTCCTGAAATTTACCAGAAAGCTATGGAGCTACTTGGCTCTGACAAAGGTTCGACCGTAATCTTTGAAGATAGCGACATTGGACTACGTGCAGCAATTGGTTCTGGTGCAAAGGTGTTTGCTGTAAAGAGCAGGGCGGACGTAAATATAGATTCGATAGAAAAGGCAGTGAGCTACTTGAATAGAAAAATAAAACCAACAGTCTTGATTCCAATGGCTGGACTTGGGTCTAGATTTGCTGACCAAGGCTACCAGCTACCTAAGCCAATCATTGATGTAGACGGTAAGCCTATGATCGAGAGGGTAGTGGAGAGCCTAGGCATTGCTGCCAACTATGTATTTATAGTTCAGCAGTCACACCTATCTACATACTCACTAGACAAGACTTTGAACAGGATAGCTCCTGGATGTAAGATAGTCGCAATTGATGGGCTTACAGATGGTGCTGCAAGGACTACGCTAGCAGCTAGGGACCACATTGATAATGACGCACCACTAATAATTGCTAACTCAGATCAAATTATTGAGTGGGATGCGGATGCATTTGTTAACGCAACATGCGATCAGCTAGCTAGTGGTGCCATTGCACTGTTTACTGCTGACCACCCAAAGTGGTCTTATGCAGAAATTGTAGACGATAGAGTTGCCAGGGTAGCGGAGAAGGTCGTAATTAGCAATAACGCAAGCGTAGGCATCTATGGTTGGAAATCTGGACATGACTACGTAAGGTATGCTCAGCAAATGATTGATAAGAATATTAGAACTAACAATGAGTTCTATATCTGTCCAGTATATAACGAGGCAATCGAAGATGGGCACAAAATTCTACCTGTCTTCATTGACAAGATGTATGGTGTAGGAACTCCAGAAGATCTAAACCAATACCTAGAGGGAAAACGGAATGCGTAAGATTGCACATAGAGGAAACACTTCAGGACCAAGCATTCACGAAAACCAGTTATGGTATGTCCAGAAGGCTATTGACGCAGGGTTTGATGCTGAGATAGATGTGTGGATGGTTCGTGGTAAACTATGGGCTGGTCATGATTCGGCACAGTATTTAATCAATGAAGAATTCTTGTTGCAGAATCAAAACTATCTTTGGATACATTGCAAAAACTTTGAGGCACTAGAATACTTTACAGAAATGGGAAGCTCTTATAACCACTTTTGGCATCAAGAGGACGATTTTACAATAACGAGTCAAGACTTTATTTGGACTTACCCTGGTAAACAGGTTGGTAAGTGGTCAGTCATTGTTGACTTAGAGGGAAAAACTGAGTATGACTGCTATGGACTTTGTTCCGACTATTTGGTATAATTAATTAACCGATAGGAGAAGTATGCCAACATACGAATACAAGTGTCCTGCTTGTCAAAATACAATGTCTGTTGTCAGATCAATTACTGAGTCTGACCCAGGGTATAAATGTAGCAAATGTGACACTCAAATGGGCAAGGTATATCACCTAAGTGGCATTCAGTTTAATGGCAGTGGATTTTACTCTAAGGATAAGTAATGATTGTACAACCAAAGACTGACGAATGGACTTTAACCGCACAAGACCGTTGCGATGCTGAGTGCTCTGCACAAGCATATGTAAAGGCTATTGGCGTGTCTGGTGAGCTACTGTTTTGCTCCCACCACTGGAATAAGATTGTTAATAATGCCGTAGGCTATGACGCAATGGAAAAGTTTGCCTATAATGTTATTGATGAAAGAGAACGCCTAATTGAAAATAGGCTGATTGGAAGCGAAAACTAATGTACGAATATTACGTAAGAGAAGTAAAGAATGTTGTTGATGGGGACACCATTGACGTTGTGATTGACCTAGGGTTTAGCATTCTTTTTGAGTCACGTGTACGCCTGGCTGGTATCGATACCCCAGAGTCACGCACCACAGATAAGCGTGAGAAGGCTCTTGGGCTAGAGTCTAAGAAGTATCTTGCAGAACGAATCAAGGCTGCAAAGAATGTAATTATTAGAACTGAGAAGCTAGACAGTTCTGAGAAGTATGGTCGTATCCTTGGCTGGCTGTATCTGGACGGAGAGTCAGAGTCAATCAACAATGAGATGATTCAAAAGGGTTATGCCTGGGGTTACCTAGGTGATACAAAGGTCAAGGACTTTGATGCACTTCTGGCAAAGCGATCAAAATAATGGATGACTTCTTTGACTCTTTAATTCTTTCGGGTGCTGTAGAGGTATCTTCTATTGATCCAGCTACTGGAGACTTTTTATATTCGTTTACTCCAAAGATTCGTGAAGTGGCACCAGAAATGGCAGCAGCTGCGGACAAGCTTTTCTATGACCAGATGATGATTTTGTGGACAAAGCAAATTATATCTATGGATGTTACGTCACCAAATCCAACAGTAAGGATTACAGAAAAGGCATTTGACGAAGAAGTAATCAATCAGCTAAGCGAACAGTCTAGAGAAACTCTGAGCTTCCTGATGAAGATGATGCGTAAAGAATAATAGTATACTTATAGTTGAGGTGTATCTGGTGGATTTTATTATTGGATGTCTGGTCACTGTTGCAACAATCTTTGTTGCTAACAGGATGATTTCTAATATGGACAAGACAGCTAAAATTCCTGTGCCACAATATACACAGAGCAGATCTTTTTCAATAGTGCTAAGCAAGTTTCAGCACATTATAAACAAGCAAGACGAGCAGCTAGAAACGCAAGCATTCAAGCATAATGAAAAGCAAACAGTGCGTGTCGTAATCCACAATAACGTTGCATACTGGATGCAGAACAATAAGTTCTTGACAGCTGACGTGATTGACGGTATGATAGATCAGGACACTACTAAGCCAGTGGACACAATGTCTATGTCACAAATAGAACTAGACAACATTTCTTTTATTGTAGAAAAACTAACAGAAGGGCAAAACCATGATCGTGGCAATTCAGGGGACACGAAACTTTGACGACTATAACATCTTCCTTAGAGCAATGGGTAGAGCACTGTCAGATCTTCCTGCGGACGATAAAGAGTTTTTAATTTATGCAGCTGGTCCTGCAAATATTAATTCTATGGGGCTAGAATTTGCAAACATTTCTGAGCGTAGCCTTAAAGTGCGTGGAATTAAAATTAGACTGTTTAAGATTCCACCAACTTGGGTGAAGGACAACATCTCTACAATCAATTACTTTGCATACTTTAGCAAGCCAAAAGAGCCTGTGTCTGATCTTGTAGACCTGGCTGATGCCAAGGGTATCGACGTAGGAATTTATCGTTACTAAGTATTGACAAAGTCTATTTAATATGATAGATTTAAGTCAGAGCTTATATAGCTCACACTCTGCGGATATGCAGAGTCACAACAAAATAAAAACAAATCAAAAGGTAAATACACAGGTGATTATGATGAACATAAAGTCACTAGAACAAATGGAGCGAATTGTTAAGCGTAACAAGGCTCTATCCTGGGATGGCTGGGACGTAATCCAGTCCTACCCAAACCCTACTGCTTGGAGCCAGAAGAATGGTGCCTTTGTTAAAGGTAAGTGGTACTCGCAAAAGAGGTTTAAGATCAACTCTAATGGATGGGATATCCCAGACAAGCTTGTGAGGTAAGTTTGGACAGGCACGAATGGAAAGATTCTGCCTCCTGTAAAGACTTTGATGTTGATTTATTTTTTGACAAGTATGAGGAAGACCCAAACTTAAGACCAGCTATAGACAATCTATGTGCTGGCTGTCCAGTAGCAAGGCAATGCTTTGCTGTTGGTATTTCTCAGAAAGGCTACGGTGTCTGGGGTGGCGTTTATATTGAAAACGGCAAGATATCCAGAGAATTTAACAGGCATAGGTCTAAAAAGGACTGGGCAGAAACATGGAAACTATTAACGATGGACAAGGAGTAGTATGTATACAGACTCAATGAGAATGGCATTCCACTCTTTGGATGGTCACAGGCCAAAAGGCTTTAACCTAACCATTATCGATAACGAGCACTTTTTGACAGTAAAGGCAAGTGAGCATGAGTTCATGAGACTATACGATGAAGACAAAAGGAGAGCTGTGGAGTATATGGTTCGTGTTAAGAAGGCACTAGAGGACAATGGTGCAATGGTGCTCCTAGTACGAGAGGGTGGCAAGGAATTATGATTCAGTCACTATCTATATTAGAAGTAATTATTGGATCTGCTCTCATTGTGCTGGTTGGAGTTCTGGCTGTTCTCAATGTTAGGTTGGTAATCAGGTCAAAAAAGATTGCTGCCAACGTTGTCCAGCTAACTCTTGACAATGTCATACTGCAAGACTCTCTTGCTAAGCTTAGTCAGGAGTACGAGAACCTAAACCTACAAGAGTCTGATGGATTTGTAAAGTTCCTATCTGACTCAAGAGCTTGGGCGTTTAAGTACATTGAAGACGTACAGGAGACTATTAAAGATCTTAGCATTGCTATGGAAGAAGGCATAGATGAAAAAATCGATGCAGCCTACCAAGCATTGCTAGACCATCTACCGAAGGACGAGGGTAAATGAGAGAGACAATTCTTTCGGTATTAACTGGAGGAGTCGCAGGAGTGTTATTCGCACTACTAAAGCTCCCAGTACCAGCACCACCAGTATTTGCTGGTGTTGCAGGCATAGTCGGTCTATGGGCTGGCTACGCTTTGATAACAAGGCTATTCGGTTAGCCAGAAGGAAAACAATATGAATAAGGCAATGATTGAATCATATCTTAGAAACCTGCTAGGAGCTGTACTTGGTGCCATTACGATTGTAATGGGAAGCTCAGGCATCGCATCTCCAATTGACTTTGGAGCTGGTGAGTGGTTGCTAGTTGCTAATGCTCTGTGGGCATCAGCTGTACCAACACTGCTAAGATACGTAAACAAGAGCGATCCAGCTTTTGGTCTAATTGCACAGGTAGCAGCTAACAGTGTTACTAAGAAGCTCCAGGAGGCTGCAGCTGCAGAGGCTGCAAAGCCAGCAGTAAAGAAGGCTCCTCCCCGTAAGAGCACAAAGTAAGTTAAACAGAAATAGGCGGATCGCAGTTGCGGTCCGTCTTTTCTTTTGCTATAATATATATGCCTGCCATTTGGGGGCAATTAACTCGCTTAATATAAGGAGATGATATACATGGTATACACACGTACACCACATCAGGGAAGAGACCTCTTCCCATTCGGCAACCTTGCTCAGGAATTTGAGAAGGTATTTGCCACAACACACACCGCTAACTATCCACCATACAACCTTATCAAGTTTAATGATAATGAGTATAGCCTGCAGTTTGCAGTAGCTGGATTCAAGAAAGAGGGCATCGACATTGTTGTTGACAATGGTGTTCTCAAGATCACAGGGCAGGCTCCAGATCCTCAGTTTGAGGACGGTGCTGGCTATATCTACAAGGGAATTGCTGCACGAAAGTTCAGCCGTTCTTTTACCCTACCAGAATACTTTGAGGTAGACTGGGCAGGTATTGAAGACGGTATTCTGTCAGTTGGTCTAACCAAGAAGGTACCAGAAGAAAAGAAGCCAAAAACAATCACTATTAATTAGTGTATAATTAGATAGTCCCCCACACAGGGCAAGGTTGCCGTTATCTTAGGATGATTAGTTACCATTTTTAGCTGGGCAACGCCAATGGTTGCTGTGTGGGGGATTTCTCATGCTATAATGTATGTATGCCATATCACGTCGGAGAAAAAGGATCATACGGTTGCTCAGGCTACCCTGCGGTAAAAGATGATGGAACCGTAATGGGTTGCCACAATACAGCTGAAGAAGCTGCTAACCAGATTTATGCTATCAACCAGTCGGAAGGTAACATCGATGAAAAAGACATGGTTACCTCTGGTGGTGGTGTTGGCATCAAAAATCCAGAAGAATGGCCAAAGGTGAGCAAGAGAGAGATAACTGAAGGTGATTTTGTTATTGCAATGACATCTGAAGGTGCCGTTGTTGGTCAGGTGGAGCACGTTATGCGTGAAGGTGGCACTTATGGAGAACCAGGCAACCCTTATTCAGTAAACTCTACACCAGAGAATCCAGCGGTAGCCCTAAGACTTCTTGAAGAGGATGATGGAGTGTACTATTACACACCTTATTCTATTGGTGCTCTTATGTCTGATGTCAAACCTATCGATCGACCAAACATTTCTATCGAGAACGATGCGGATGATAGCATGGAGATGATGCTTAAAGCTGACAGCTACACTCCAACCTCTGGCATGAAGGCTGCAGCACGTCGTGCTTTGAAGTGGAAAGAAGAAGGCAAGGCTACTGGTGCTGGCACGGCAGTTGGCTGGGGTAGAGCAACGGATATCGTAGCTGGAAGATCTATGTCTCTAAGCACTGTTAAGCGTATGTACTCATTCTTTTCTCGCCATGAAGTAGACAAAAAGGGTAAAGATTTTTATAACACAAGCAACCCATCAAATGGTAGAATCATGTGGGATGCTTGGGGTGGAGATGCAGGATTCTCCTGGTCTCGTGCTATTGTTAACAGAATGAAGGACAAGGCATTGTTTGCTGATTTTGGTAAAGACTGGACAAAAGCTCAGCCAGTAGACATCTTTAAGTCTGTTGGCGTTGGCTCTATGGTATCTTGGAATTCGTCTGGCGGTAGAGCTGAAGGTAAGATTACTAGGATTATTCGTGATGGTAGCTATAAAGTACCAGGAACAGAAGTTACGGTAACTGGAACACCAGAAGATCCAGCTGCAGTTATCCGTCTATATCGTGATGGAAAGCCCACAGATACCGTTGTTGCACACAAGCTGAAGACGCTTAGAGGGAAGTAAAACTTTCAGGGGTATCATTATACCCCCCCTAGAATTGATTTAAGCTTTTCAACGTATTTCTCGTAATCAATTTCTATAATCATATTGACATTATCAACTTTATGAATCTTAATGTCTTTACCAAGATCAAACAATACCTCTCGTATTTGATCCTCTAGGCTATTCGTACTGTTCTCTTTCATAAGTTCTGATCTTGTGACAGTTGGAGCAGACCACTTCGCACTTAGCAACTTCTTTCCAAGCCATCTCTTCTCCGTAGTTTCTTAGAACACGATAGACAACGTCAATCTTTTGGAATCCAGGCATGTGGTCAAACTCTAGGACGTAGTGTGGAAAATGTTGACGGCAGTCAGCACAGCCTTTCTTCTCTTTATAGAGATGTAGCTCTTCTAGTACCGCAGCCATAGCTTTACGGTGCTTTGCTGATTTCACCATATACAACTATTATAACTGGTTATTAATGTCCATTATAATTAAACAATGGAGTACCCCGAAGAAATAGACAAAGCAGTATCGCTACTATCTGACTATATTGGTAGTGATACTATAGAAATAATCCAGGCACAAGAAAGAATAAGGATATTTACTAAGCTTCGTAATCTTATTATAGAAAAGGATGCTGACAACGATCAGATAGCGTCTTCTGTTTTGGGTTGGGCATACGAAAAGCTTGCCGAGTAAGTGGTCCCCCCAGTAGGAATCGAACCTACGACCAAGAGATTAGAAGGCTCTTGCTCTATCCACTGAGCTATGGAGGGTTGGTGGGGTGACTGGGACTTGAACCCAGGACCGACGGATTATGAGTCCGCTGCTCTAACCTGCTGAGCTATCACCCCAATGACTAGCTAGCCATTATAGAGTCGATGATTGAGAATAGGTCTTCCTTTGTCCCATAGTTTGGAATGCTCCAATCAAAGTTATAGCTATCTAAGGCAGTCTCAGAAGCATGTCCGTTAACTGGTCCATGATTTAGTTTGTTTACTCTCCACACCTGCCCATAGTATGACTTGATGTGGTCAGCCTCATTCTGGAACCTAACGTCTGTAAAGACTACCTTGTCGTCAGCAGACACGCCATTGAATGCCTGGTATACCCAGAAGTCAGAACCAAAAATGTTTCTGCCAACCTCAGTACCCATTCGCTGTAATAGCTGTCTTGCATCCTCGCTATCAACCTTGACGCTTTCCCATCCAAGGCCATCTACAGCGGTAGCAATTGGAACACCAATCATGTCAGCAATGTCAATCTTAGGATTAAGCTTGTACAATGCCTGACGAATTGGATCTGCAAAGGCTACTCTGCGATATCCGTACTGCTCAACAAGATAGTTAGCAATCGTATCTTTGCCTACCTGAGCATATCCACTAAGACCAATAATCATTATAGAGAACCTACCACTCGGAATGTCTCTGGAAATGCCTGCTGTGACAGATCTCTAACAGCCTTGGCATACTCCTGAATCTCCCACTGTGCATCATGCTCTAGTCGCTGGTCAAGAAATGTCATAACGCCTTGTAGCGATACAGTCCAACGCCAGCGAACATACATTCCATATGCAGGCAGGAATAGACGTGCTAGCTCTGGTGCAACACCATCATTCATAGCATCGTGATACATTCGTGTACCAGCTTCGATTGTCTTGATTAGACGCTCAAAGTGCATATAACCAACCTCTGGATCGATTGGCTCACCACTACCCTGCTTGCTGTTCTCAGGCTTGCTACGCCACTTATCTGGCAACGGTACATAGAATTGCTCATGCTCTGTGATGTAACGACGACTTGACTCGTTCCAACCATTCTGGTCGTCTACGTGGGTAGATGCTACTGCATACTTCCACCATTGTCGTGCAACGAATAGCGGTGCGTATACCTCGAACGTGAGTGCAGCATGGCGGAATGGCGACGTGTGCCCTTCACGAATGAGGAAACTAATAAGCTTCTCATCCCTGGACTCAAAGCTTGTAGACTCTTTATCGTACGATACACGTGCAGCGTTAACAATAGATAGGTCATCCCCAAGGGTATCAACCAAACGTACATATCCTTCATCCAATACTTTAACAGGATCTGGAAAATCCTTAATTATCATCGTCATGTTTCTTAAATCTCTTTTCTAGTTTCTTTACAATAACTTTATACGAAATAACCGCAACTGTCAACTCATAAATGGTATTCCAAAAGAAGTCAACAATAACATGGTTTATGTCTGTCAGCATCGACAGAATGAGTGGCCAATCCATTAGCCATCAACGGCCTCTTCAATGACCGCAAAGATATCTTTGTATGGCAGGATTAGGTGTCCCTCAAACTCAGTACCACTAAACTTTGAGTATGCGACCTTGTCCCCAACCTTTAGGTCAATGTCTAGGCGTGTACCATTAGCAAAGACGATGCCTGGACCAACCGCAACAACAATTCCCTCAGACGGTTTCTCTTCAGTGTGACTCTGGATAATCAAACCAGATGCACTGGTCTTTTCTTTTTCCACAATAGGCTTGACAACTACCTTGTCTTCTAGTGGCTTAATCATTAATAGTCTTCTTTCTGGTGCTTGACACCATGCTTATCATCAATATATTTGTGAATCTTTCTAAGTGCTATAGCTTTAGAAAAGGCAAACCCAATTAGCAAAAACACAGCATTCCAAAAAAACTCAGCAATTATATGCTCAATGCCAAACATTACTTCAAAAAGGGAATCTAGACCAACTGTTCCGTGCTGATGCTCGTCAACGTGATCTTCAATCTGTCCTTGGGCTGTCAGAAATATGTCTCTCATCATTTCCTTCTAGTTCTTGTTGTTTTTTTGCAAGGTATTCTTTAGCAACACGCTCAATGTCTTCAGGCTTAACTGGAGACAGCGGTACTTGATACTCAAACTGTCCCATGTCTAGTCCTAATATGTAATCGATATCTGGTATGCTCATATAAATTATACGTCTTTCAGGCTGCTATGTCAAGCAGCGATAGCGTTAATCTTTTCTGGATTGAATCCAGCCCAGGCATCATTGTCTGTGATAACAACTGGGGCAGCCATAAATCCCATGCCAACAATCATTTCGTAAGCAGCTGGGTCTTGAGTAATATCTACCGTGTTATACTCAACACCATTCTTATCTAGCATTTTCTTTGTCATGTCGCATTGGACACAAGATGGTTTAGTATAGACGGTTGTCATTAGTTGTTCTCCTTATGGGTTAATGTATTAATTATACGGAAGTGTTTGACTAAAAGTCAAGGAAAGTATTACTTTTTGATAACAGATCTTAGATATTCAAAGCAATACAGTGCCATTACAGCGTCGTACTCTGCATCGTGTTCACGGTTCTTAAAGCCACTAAACATGCCTTCCATCTTCTGACGTGCATAGTCTTTTGCAGCAGCCTTAATTTTCTGAACTTGCTTATCTGTATCTGCCATAGCAAAGATAATTGAGTTGAGGTCTACGGTCCTTCGAGATAGCTTAGATCTTAGGAATGGCAGGGACTGTTCTACGAATGGCATATCAAAAGCACCAACGTTAAACCCAACAGCAACAGTGTCTCTTCTCATACGTCCTGGGTTAGCCCAGTTAGCAAGGTCACTGTCTACCGAGTCAGGCATCAGTCCCTTAGACCATAGGTCTTCTCTTGTAAATTGGTGTACAGACTGAGCTTCTGCAGTCCAGTGCATTTCCTTACCAGGGTTAAGAAGGATACCTACGGATTCAACTTCGTCACCAACAAACTTAGCCAAACCAATCTGAATGAGCTTGGCACCAGCGTGGATATCTGAGCTTGACATTTCTCCGTCAAGGCCGATGTACGTTATCATTAACTAAACTTTCTAATAAAAAAGGGCAGAGAGTTACAGCCTGTTGCCTGAGCAATAACTGTCCTTGCCTCTACCCTATCCATATATTATAACATTATTTAACAAAATAAAAGGTTATAATAAAGTATGTATCCAAGTCCAGACTGCGATTCATGTGGGGAAAAGACCATACCAATATACTACGACTATGTAGACCATGCAATAATTGAAAAAGTTATCCTTGGTTTTATCTACATTGCAGACAAATACGGACTAGAAAACTTTTACTGCAAAAACTGCAAAACAAAGATAAGATATGGTATCATAGAGTAATGATATGTCCTCTTTGCAATGAACAAGAAATGGCACCAATTATTTATGGCTACCCAACGCCAGACCTTATTAATCTATCGAAGCTAGATCAGGTTGTTCTTGGCGGCACCACAATTAAAGAGTATACTCACTACTGCCACAAGTGTCAAGAGACATACCCATTCATCGAAGTAGAGTACGAAGCTTAATCTTCCATTCCTGGAATATTCAAAGCTATCCACTCACCATTCATAAACACTGAAGGCTTGGCACCATCGGCAGGTGGCTGGTAAATAACCTCGCCACCCTTTTTCCAAATGACAAAGTTGTAGTCACCCTCAACTGGCTTATTGTTCTTAATTCTATTCTTCCAAGCTGTGTGGATCTTTGCCTGAGCTGGAGTTGTGCTTATTTTGTCGTTCATATTATACCTCTATCAAATAGCGAACAGTGTCTATATAGTTAGCCTTAATGGCTTCCTTAATCATTTTATCAGAGCTTGAATTCTTTTTGGGTAGGTCAGAAAAATAGACCACAAAGCGTACGTCTGGGAAAGCACTCTTAATTAGTGCACCGTTTGCAATAGCCTTCTTTACGCTATCTGTTCTCTTGGCACCTGGTCTCTTTTTTGCACCCTGCTCACCACCCTTGGCTTCGACGTACACCTGAGTACCATCGTAATCTCTATGGGCAAAGTCAGCTTCAACACCAATGTCAGTTAAAATGACATGCTTTCGAATCCGCTTATGACCCATACGCTTAAGGTCTGTCTGAACCAAGTCTTCAAACTTGTCCCCAGACTTCTTGCTCTCACTTTGGAACATTTGATCCTCTGTTGATTCCTGCAATATAGCCAGCCTGCCAAGACTTAATCTCTTTTGTAGATGGAATATAATCTAGTGAAGACATCCACTTTTCCATATCCTTCTTGGCCTTGCTAACAATCGATGCCGTTTCTGCATTAAGTTTACGTTTAGTTGTTCTATCCATGAAAGATATTATGGGGGTTGACTTTTAGTTTGTCAAGTATATAATTAAACAATGGCAAAAATTACTGGATGTTCAAAGTTCGGCTGGTGTATGACGGGACATCACAAAGAATGTATAAAAGAATTACCAAGCTTTCCAGATACTAAGTGTACCTGCGAATGTCACGTAGAAAAGAAAACTAAGCGTTCACGAGACGACGCTTAGATGCATCAAACACCTTTGGACGCTTCTTGTTTGCTTTTCCGTTTTGACGGTCTGAGTTTCTAACTCCAGAACCCTTGCCCTTTTTAGCTGCCATAACATTATTATAACATAGACTTGACTTCCAAACCTAAAAGTGTTAGCCTTAATTATAAAAGTAAGGAGACAGCATGCCACTACATGTAGACATCAGAGCTAATAACTATTTCATCAATCAGCTGCATATTGGCAGGGTATCTGGTGGAGAAGACCCAGAAGACATCAATGACTATCTTGTTGTTGAAGGAGAGCTTCCTAGATCAATGTCAGACTGGAGTGTTGATGGTATTCCATTTAAGCATCGCTACGGAGATGGTGCTGAGGTTTGTGTAATGAAAGCAATGGAGGCATTGTATGGCAAACTGGATTAAGTTTGAAAAAGCTTGGTTGGGCATAGGTGGTCATGTAATAATCCGCAATAAGATTAATATTTATGCTGGAATGTCTGATCACTGGGGCATTGGGTTTAATGTTAACTTTTATGATAGGTCTATTACTTTTGAAATTTTTAACTTATATTTTGGAGTAGAGGTTTGGCACAGCAATGATTAAGTATAGACACTATGGACCAAACAGATTTGAGTCTAGCAAATTCTATGGATTCTGCATTGACCTGCATCCAAAGTATAAGGGCATAGATATTTATTTTGGTAGACATGTATTTGTATTTTGGAAGGGGTATAAGAAGTAATGAATTACAAGACACCTATGACAGTAGCAGAAGCTATTGAGAGACTTAAGCAACTACCCCAGGATGCTAAACTAATTCATTCGTCTTGGGATAGCGAATTCATGGGTACACACTACAACCATGTATATGATTTTGATGACCGTGGCTTTGTGCTAACTGGTCTTTGCAAAGAAGACTGGTATGAAGATGATGTCTGGGATGATGAGGAAGAGGAAGAGCAGGAATGACTGAGTTTTACCGCAAGAAGCCAATAGTTGTTGAGGCTATACAATATACAGGAAATAATGGTGCAGATGTTGGCCTATTCGTAGGCTACGCAGACCGCAATGAGTACAATCAGTTTGTGATTTCCACGCTAGAAGGAAAGATGCTTGCTGATGTAGGCGACTTTATAATTAAAGGTATTCAGGGTGAGTTTTATCCTTGTAAGCCTGATATCTTTGAGCAAACATACGAGTTAATAAAAGGAGAGCAGAAGTGAGTGATAAAGACAAGGCAGTAGCTGATGCTATCAGAATGCTGGTAAATGCAGGGTATGAAGTAATGTATGAAGAAGTTCCTATCGGTAGGGCTGGAACTGGTATTCATCTACACCTGCTAGATGAGCTAGACGGAGATCGGAAATGAGCCTACAAAATATCCTTGACATCATGCAGAGTGCCATGATAGTATTGCTTGCAGTAAATATTTATATACTTAGCAAAAGGCAAAAATGACTGAGATGATTGGACACTACCAGGAAGACAAGATCAAGAGTCTTTTTATTGGTAGGAAAGTTGTAAAGGCTGAGGGTTCTGACCTTACCTTGGACGATGGCACTGTTTTGCAGGTAATCCCTAATGATGGTGGATGTAGCTGTGGTGCTGGTGACTACTACTTGGACAATCTTAATAAGTTTGACAACGTTATTACAGATGTTGAGATTAAGGCTGTTCCATATTCTGATAGCGAATGGGAGTCTGGTTATACCTATCAACTATTTGTATACTCTGGGGGTATCTCAACATCAGTAGCTGATATTAAAGGTGACGACGGCAATGGATACTATGGTACTGGATTTGAGATTTATGTAAAGTACCGCCCAGGACCACCAAAGGCAGAGTTTGTAAACATTTTTGATAAGAATAATTGGGAAGAGCAATGAATGAGATACAGCAAGAGATAGTTAGACTATCTAGCATCTGGATGCGTTTTGTGGGGGTAGACCATCACAAAGATCGTGACTGTCACTGGTATATCCAAAAGTATTACTCTTATGGAGAGAAGCCATACTATATAGCATGGCACCACGGTTACATTGGCGATGACTTTGAGGGCAGCAAGTGCGTTACCCTGGAAGAAGCAGAAGAAGAGCTTCTTAATGCTATTAGGTTTCAAATCCACAAGGCAAAGAAGTGGGTATCTCGTAATCTAGAGGAAGCAAAGAGCATTAGTCCAGATGATGAGTTTTACTTTATGGGTAGCGTAGAAGAGTATCAGCGTATGATAGATATATTGAATGAGGCGTAATGAGCTTTGAAAGGTTTAGCACATCAGACATCTATATGTTTGAGCATGTAGGTGGATTTATTGAGTGCTGCGGATGTCTGTTTGTTGACTGGAATAGCGATGATCCATTCCCTAGGATGGCAAGTCCATATGAAGCACTCCAGCATTTAGAGAGGCATGAAAAAGCTGGGCACGATATTGGCAATGCTCGTAATAGGATTATTAAAGATTATCCTGATTTGCATATTGAGATCCAGCCATATGAGAGACAGCACCCACCTATATCATTTAGAGATATTGGTAATGGAGAGTAAGTTCGGGCGGTAAAAGCTCGGCGGTAAATAAGAGGTAGTACAAGCCAAAGGCTTGACATTCTCTACCATCCCCTGTATACTTTCATTAAGAGAACAATAACATTCATTTAAGGAAACCATGCAAACCTTCCTACCATACAAAGACTTTGACAAATCTGCACATGCCTTGGACTCTAAGCGTCTTAACAAACAAATCCTAGAAGGCTACCAGATTATGAACGTTCTTATGAACGATGACCCTCGTGCAGGGTGGCGTAACCACCCAGCTGTTAAGATGTGGCGTGGCTTTGAAAACTCTCTATTCGACTATATCCTAGCCATGGTTCGGGAAGCCAAACGTCGTGGCATTAAGACTGACAAGAACGAAGAGAACCTGATTAACCTTCGTGTACGTACAATTGATCGATGGGGTAACGGACTTCCAAGCTGGTACAACGACAAAGCCATTATGCGTAAGATAACCACCACGCACAAGGCTAACCTGTACCGTAAAGATGATGTATATTATTATGGATTTAAGGAAGCAGTCATTAGCCAAGACAATGAACCTTGCTGTGACCGTTGCCAATACTACTGGGTAACCCACAAGGAGCAGCATGCATGATGACCCTGAGCTAGGGATTGAATCCTGGGTACAAAAGGGAAGAATCCTAGAACGCCAAAGAATTATGGCAGAAGTCTATGAGGTAGAAGAGCTATCAAATAGAACTAGAACACCGCTATTTCAAGATAAACTATTTGAGATCGTAAAGGATATTATAGACGGAGTCTACAAGACTACTTCTTAGGTTCGATCTTGTCCCAGTTTCCTCTAGGGTTTCCCTCATAGGTAGCACCTGTCTCTCTGTCAACAAGTAGCCACTTGGACGGTGTCTTTGTGTAAACAATCAGAGTGATGGGCTTAGGGAATTCTTTGAACTGGTGTGGTTTTCTATTCATCTATAAAGTATAGCAAAATCCAGGGGTATTGACAAGCAGATCGTAATGTCTTATAATAAAGTAAAAGTCAAACAGAAAGCGTAATCTATGAGACCAAAGCAAGTAAAGATAGGTCCACAAGTGTTTAGGATTGAGTTTAGAGATCCGCAGTCAGACGGTATGCTAAATGACAATAACTATGGCTACACTCTAGACATTGGCAACCTAATCGTAATAGCAAACAATCTTAGCCTTAGCAAACAGCAGGTAACTCTGATGCATGAGATTCTACATTCTATGCGTATGATATTTGAGAACGGCATGCCAAAGAAGAAAGCTGACTTTGAAGAGTGGGAGCACTTCTTTATTGGAGTATATGAGAACGCTTTTCTAATGCTAATGAAAGATAATCCTGAGTTGATGGAGTGGCTGAATGGTTAGTAAGCAATACTGTTCTGTCTGTGGCTTTCTGATGATGTATAGTCTTGAAGGTGAGCAGATGGTGTACACCTGTGTAAATAATAACCATGGACCAGTTGGTAAGATAAGTCACTATACTGATATTCACATTTCTGTTGAGTTAGCCGAAGAGCTAAAGAAGAACTCAGATGCTATCTGGGAGTATATTAAAAGACCATGAAAGTAAAGCTATCTCCTGAAGAAATTGCTATGGCAGCCTCAGTTGCTGTCCATAGAGGAATTGATGCTATCGTTCATAATCGTAAAAACCAGCATGGGTTTATTGGTAATGGCTGGACTGAGAATATCGAGGGGTACGGAGCTGAACTAGCAGTATCCAAAGTATTAAACATATACTATAGTGCAGGAGCAGGTAAAGGATTTAAAGGTGCAGATGTAGCTGACAAGGTTCAGGTTAGATGGGCTAGTCAAGATAACTATAGACTTATCGTAAGAGGTCCAGACAACTCTGAGCATGTGTATGTCTTAGTAACTGGAGAAGCACCAGAGTATGATATCAAAGGTTTCATTCCTGGTAAGATAGCTAAGCAAGATAAATACTATAGCAACCCAGGTAACGGAAGACCAGATGCATGGTGGGTACCACAATCTGATCTAAAGTCTATAGAGCATATCCAAGATTATCTGTAACTTTCGGGGGTATCCATAAGGACACCATCCCAACCTATATAAGAAAGAACCCTATATGCAAGAAACAATTCTTATTGTAATACTACTAGGTATAACACTTATTATTGCTTGGTGGACAGACAAGTGATAGACCTGATACTGTTAGGTTTGATAGTGTTTATAGGAGCTTTTCTTGGTAGCTGGCTATCCCGATAACCCGATATCATAGCTTGTAAATACCCTCGAAATCTTATGTCAGAGATAGATAAAAGTGTCTCTATGACCCCTTAGAAGGCTGTTTTGATACCTTTCTGATGGTGTGGTTTGGTAAAAATATCTTACTGATTATGTTTGTTTGGATTGTGGAGCAAAGTGGAGAGAAGTGGTTTGGGTAATTGAGCCCATATATAGGGGCGATCGTAATGCCAAACCCCATATCTAGTATCCCCAAACCTCCAAACCCTGTATCCCCATATCCCCAAACCCCCATAGCCAAACCTTGACAAACCTTCATATCCTTGATATAATTACCTGCCCAAACCCCTATAAACCCCTATCATAAATATCCTGATTTGTCAAGAAATATATAGGTTTTTTATTAAAACTTTATATAAAGGTTTGATAATCTGGGGATATTTATATAGGGATCGTAATGTATATTATATAGGGGGAAATGCTTATCAGGTGGTATGGTTTGGATACCCTCGATTTGTGCCCCCCTCAAAAATCGGGGGTACACAATAACCAAACCTCATATACAAAAACCTATATAGGAGAAATACTATAGGGATCGTAATACCTGATTGGAGATAGCCTGGTTTGGAGATAGGAAGGTTTGGGGATATAAGGTTTGGGATCGTAATAACTTTCAGCGATTTTTTGAGAAGCGTTCGTAATGTCTATTTCGGGGAAAAAGGTTTGGAGATCGTAATCAATTTGTTATTTTGGGGATATTGACATATGTGGTTTGATATGGGGCCCTACTTATTTAGGGGCCCCCCAATCCCCAGCCTAAACCAGGGATCGGAGGTGCTTACCTATTCGCTATCGTTGAACCTTAGAACACCCTCTAGGGTTTCAAACCCAACATCTTCCTGAATACCCAAACCCTTCAACAACAAATCAAATGTTTCATTGATAAACTGTTCAAGCATTAGTGTTGCGTTATCCAGAATTCCGTTAGCATAAGCATAGGCTAGTGGCAGTCCCAAATCGTTGTATGTGATGAAGTCCTGAAACTCCTCGTCATCACGATAATTTAGCCATAGGTCTGCCAGAATGTTTGCCTTATCAGAAAAGGTAGTTGTCATCAGTAACCTCGTTGTATCTTTCTTCTTTTTCCCAGAGTGCTGCTTCTGCTATCTCTTGAATTCGTCTGTATGTGATTGGGTTGTTTGTCGCTAGGTATACCCCGACTTGGTCTAGGTCTAGCGTTAGGTCATTCACTAGGTCTGAAATCTTGTTAGCAACTCGCAGTTCCTTTGTCTGTCGTATTCTCATTTGTTCTCCCTTGTCATTGTATCAAAGTTAGTAGGGGGTGTCAAGAGTGAAAGTAGGAAAGTTCTCTCAACACCCCCTCGTGTAACATCCCAGCTACCCCTAACTAGGTTTGTGTTACACGTCCTACGGAGCTAGGCTCGACGTAGGAAGTTTATTTAATTAGTCTTTGTACTTGGGGAATGACTCAAGATAAGCTTTGATGGTATCTGGAATAATCTCCCAGTAGTCCTGTAGGTACCCCTGCATGCCGTACCATGCATCTCCACCTTCGAAGTACTCATCACTGTTGAGTCCTAAAGCTCGTATCTCTTCAGGTGCTAGCTCGTATGGCTGGTCCACCTCCTGGTGACCTCCAGCCTCGTACTTGTATACGTGAATCTTCCACGACGTAGGGTCATAGTGCCAGTCACCATTGCGGTCTTCAATCTCATCCATAAAGATATTGAGGTCATAGTCGACCAGCTCTCGTCCTGCATTCTTGTTACGCAACAATGTCTGTCTCCTGTCCATAGATGTTTTTCAAGTCTACCACGGTATCGCATGGGATGTCAATAGTACCGTCGCCGTCACACTCTTCGCAATCAGGGTTAGGGTCACCATTCCAAGTAAGGACACCGTCAGTCTCTTCATCTTGACAGTCACAGGTGCGGTATACCCAAGTAGGAACTTCAGTGTACTCGTCTTCCCAAGGGTTCTCGGTAATGTAGTAGTGGATACGGTTCACATAGTGATACCCTGCGATAATGTAGCAACCACTGTCGCCATCTACCTCAGTCCAGATATACTTGTTGTCAGCCTTAGTAACAAACTCTACCTCTTCGCCATAGGTCTCGAAGGTTAGTTGGTCATACTTAACAAGATGATTTTTGATTGGCTTGAAGGTATTTACCCAAGCGTCATATGTGTAAAACTTGCTCATCATTGCCTACTTTCTTAGAAATGGAAGTCTACAGGAACAATATACCAGTTTTTAGTTCCGTTGTCAATACTCTCGAACATATATGCTGGGGTAGTGCTATCGTGGTGGCAGTCAAAGAAATATGAGTTATAGTCCCACTCACCATATGCCATATCAATAATCTTCTTGATAGGATACATCTCTGAGAATGCAGCAAACATCTTATCACGTGGATTGTAATCAGAGATAATCTTAGTAAGAATATCTGGATTGATATCCTTAGCGTAACTGTCAAACTCTGCCTTACGGTTCTCCAAAGACTTTAGAACCTGCTCTTCAAATAGGTCAGGGTCTGTCTCAAATGATATAACCATTGATTGGTCATCATCGTTATACTGACTATCAGGGTTAGGGTTCCACCTACCGCCACCAGTCACAAACCAGTCATACCATGAAGCATAACTGTATTCGCTTCCCATAGCAGTCTCAAGATAATCTTTGACTGAACGGAAGGCTTGGTCTTTGTCGTCTGCTTGAACGGCTATCCATTGCAATACATGCATTAGGGTCTACTTTCTTTAGGGTAATACTATTTTAGAACAAAACGTTTGCGTTGTCAACTACCTCACGCAAATCCAGATCTAATCTTGCTCGGATAAACCCCTGTAGGTATTCCTCATGGGTGGGTAGTTTGTCTAGTGGGAACTCTACAGTTACCCCACCATGCTTACTAATAAACTTATTAGTGTTGTAGTTGATTTCGTAAACACCCTCACAGAATAGGTCGTCACTCTCAAACTCTGATTCATCCATGAGGGGGATAGGTCCAGCAGACCAACGAACTACATTTAGAATGTCGCCACAGGTATCTCTACTAAGACTAGGAACCATTGAACTAAACTTCTTCATGTGCGTAGTTTCGGGGTACTTAGAATTGTAGTCAGAATAAATAGACTCACGCTCTGCCTCGGTAGTAAAGTAACACTTATCCAATGCTAACTCTAACTCTTCTACAGCATAACGGTCAGTAGTAAGGATAGATAGAATCTTTACACCCTGACCCTCTGGATAGTGGTCCCATTGTCCATATTGTGCAATACGTGTTACGTTGTCTTTGTCAATTACTTTAGTTAGTCCACGAGTTCCCATGGTTATCTACTTTCTATTGGGGTTAGTTAAATATATTATAAGCTGAAAAGTCTGAATTGTCAACAGCAAACCGCTGCGTGTCCATCCAAGCAGTCTCACCAAAGAAATACTTAGGCTTGCCAGACTTGGGGGAAACTTTATAGAAGTCGTAATACTTATCTGATTCATATACGTCTACACCACCATTATGGAAGATCCTGGTCCATGTAGTGGATGAGACAGATGGTTTCTTATCTACATATATTTGTGTCATGAAGTCCTACTTTCCTGATACTCAATTATCTCAAAAACTGGGAAAAAAGTCAATAGCTTCGTAAAGATATTTTTAAGACTAACTACCTTACATAAGATTTGGGGGGCCCTGGCTAATCCTCTTCGTTGTATGCCAGAGAGGCTAACAGTACTTGTAGTGTCATCCTAGCAGGGATTACATCTAAAGCAGGATTGTTAATAGCATTGCGAATCATCTTCTCGACATAGTCTTTCATATCAGCCATACCCTGCTCATAGCCAATCTGTTCTAGTTCTGATACAGCCATCAGTAGTCCTCATCCTCATCAATTGGGGCAAATAGTTCCTTCGCCCGTAGGAATGTGTCTACATCCCAAGTCTTTACGATTTCCCAGATACGCTCTTGTGCCTCAGTTGCCATTAGTTACTTCCTTCCACAATCTCTATTGCTTCCCAATCGCCGTCAGGCAGTTTGCTGTGTTCCTCAATGGCTAAGTCAATAGCCTCGTCTTCATCTAATGCTTCCACCCAATAACTTGCGGTGTAGTCTACTCTGTATCTTTTCATAGTCATACTATACTCCTACCCTCTGACATTTATACTACAAATCCGTATACCGCTTTTTGATACCGCTTACAAGCCAGGGTAGTGTGACCAATCTTCTTAGAATCCGATCGCCACTTCTTCCCACACTCACGACAAGCATACCAATCATGCTCTTCGCCCTTATGCTTACGAAC